TGTATTATCTAAAACTGTAATGGAGGAAGCACATCCACTGCAACCTCCCGTACCGGCAATAAACACCACATCTCGATTTAGTTTTTCGCCATAAATTTGACAGGTAAAACAATTGGGAACATCACAAATACAATCTACAAAATCACCAACTGCATATGTTCCATTGTTTGGCCATTTTTGTTCTTTTTCTTTTGCATATGTGCAACAAGATCCAGTTCCACCAGAGGCACCTGATAAGCCACATATAGAATCATATCTATTTTCAAGACCAACTGTATTACTAAACTCTTGATAATCGATCGTTGCGTTTGCAACTGGAATATAAGATTCTGTCACGAATCTTGCAATTTTATCATCTATTTTATAAAGAGGAAGCCAGGTATATCCATCACTGTATGTTCTATACCCCTCAGTGTGAACGGGTGTTTTTGTAGAATTACTCTGTCTGAATAAATCTTTTCTGTTTTTTGCGTTACTAGAGATACAAAGATAAACAAATCCATTCTGGTTATTATAGACATAATATTGATCGTCTGCTGCATTTCCGCTTGCTAAAAATGGATCATATACCTTTCCGGTTTCGTAATTTATTCTCTCGGTGACAGGATGAACCTCATCCCTTCCTATATTTCTAATTAAAGAGACATCGCCCCAAATTCTTTTACCTGCTATGGTATTATTTTCTGTGCTGGTAGATGTTCCTCCTATAAAGAAAGAATAAACATCTTTTTTATCGGCATTAGAAAACTCAGAGTAAAATCTTTCTAGATTACTATTCTTAAAACTAACTAAACTTTTTGTCGGTACAGGAGTGCTTACCGAATTTGCTGTTTTATAACTTACCATATATTTCCTATTCTATTCCTCTTATGTATCAAACACCTAAACAGATGAATCCAGCGGCACCGCAAGCAGATATACCGTCATTTGGATTAATTGTCAATCCAGAAAATGTCGGTGATAACTCTAAAAACTGCCAAACATTCAAGTCACCAAATTCGGGTGTTATTCCACTCGGAACTCTCAATGCCCATGCTGGATGCTTATGTGATGGTGCGTTGTATGTATATCCTGTACCGAAGTGAAGTGCAGTCAAAGATCCCCCCGAACACCCGATACAAGCATCAATATCAACAGTTGTTCCTATATAATATGCAAAATAGTTTTCTAAAACTGGAAGTGTTGCATAAGGATCGAAATCTGATGTCGCACCCTCGATTGGTACATAATCATCAATTGTTTTCTCGAAAAATGGTTTAAGTCCAGCCGGATGTAAAATATTCAATAGAATATCGGAGTATTGACTATCATCTCTGCCCGCCTTGATCAAGTAAGAATAGTCTTGATACCACCAACCATCTCTTAGCACCGAATTGTTAAGATATGATCCACCCAGAGATGATATTTCTTCATATGATCCGGTAGATCCATTCTCTGCTGCTCTAAACCCAGAGAATCTACCACCGTTCAATCTCATGATGTATTTTTTAGGATAATCTATTCCGATATTTTCGCCAGAAACACCAAAGCCTGTTACCCCATATAGAGTCTTAAAGAAATATTTAAAGGAATTTTCATTACCTTTTCTATGATAAAATTCAGTTCGTATATTTCGAACAAAATTTCTAAACCTCTCCGCATCTTGTGATATGTCACCTCTATTTTCTATTTTTCCTTCTGGAAAACCAGCAACATATGCTAAAGTTATTTTTTTAAGAAATTCTAATTCGGTGCTGTCCAATGCATACAAAGATTGAAATTCTTCAAGATCTGTATAGTAGCCGGCTCCTTGATCGCTATTTTTACAATACAACCAGTCATAGTAGTTTACTGCTAGTTCTACAAAATTAGCGGGTAAATCTGAATCTCTTTCTAAAATCCACTTCGGTATTATATGTGTAATGTCAAAATTATTCACACACTTTGTGGAATCGAAAGAAAACACCAAATCGTTTTCAACTTGTTGATCATCGCCCTCTTCCCCGTCCGGCCGAAAGTTTCCGGGAGGATCAGTAGGCCTTGGTGGTACACCAACACCAAAATCAGAATCTTTGGTTTTATCTACTAGCCCTGCAATTGCAAAAAGTTCGGCACCCTCAGATCCCGGTTTATTCTGTGTACCCGTGGTTGGTTTTGGTCCGAGCATTAGTTAGGCAATTCCTTTTGTACATTAACTACAAATTCAAAATTACTTAATAATTCTTGCTTGGCCTCAAAGGATATTTTTTTCGGTTTAACAGACAATGTAAACTCGCCAGTCAAAACACCCTGATCTATAATAATAATTCCTCTCTCGTAATTCACTTTACCCACATTAGATTTTACTAGAACCAGAGAATTATTGTTTTCCGTGTATGCATCGAGTTTACCATAACCAGTGTCACTATTATAATCGGAGGGATTTACTGAGTTTCTTATTTGAATATTTTCACCCAAATTGCTTTGGGTTGGTGTGCTAGAGACAGAAAATGCGGTTGACTGTAATATTGGATTTTTAACAAGAATCTGTCTACCATTATTTGTCACTTTTTGTTTTACTTCTAAAGTTGTGCTAATTTCTGATGGATCTACATTTAAACTAGAATCTACTGAAGAAACTCCTGTCACAAGTTGAGACAAGTCTAAAGATTTATTAAATGCTCTTTGAGTTGTTTGATATGTGTTATTTAAGTATGTCGAAATCTTTGATTTCAATTGCTCTTCATTTAGATTTGTTTGATTTTCATCATATGTTACTGTCATACCTATTCGGAGAATAGAAGAAACTGGACCAATATATTCTGGAAGAATTGAAATTGTTAATCTTTCTCTTAAATTGGACAAAGCAGTTTGAACATCAGTTATATCTGGTTCGATTCCATCAGAGTTTTCATCACTGTTAATAAGAGAAACAAATACTCTTCCATAATAGGGTGGATCTTGCTCCTCACCTCCCCATACAGTGAATTTATAATCGGAGTTTTCTACACCCTCTCCGACTGGACTGTTTCCAATTATTGCAATTGCATCTTGTTTTGTAACTGCCCTATCCTGAGCGGCAAAAAACTTGGGTGCAAAGAATTTAATCGATTCAATATTTGGATCAGTTGCACCATTTTCACTTAAACTTTTTGTCTCTACAATTGTATTATTGTTTAGTGTTGTTGCGGAAAAATCAGAAATGAAATTACCAACACCATTCCCTACTTCACCAGAACTTGTAACATAACTCAATCTGACTCTAGTTCCCTCTGGAAGAGCAAGTCCTGCTTGTCTGTCAACATCAGTTGCATAGTTTCCACCGAACACAACAAAGAATCCAGCATCAGTTCTTTCTAAAAAGTAAATTCTAGAATTTTCATCTACATTTTGATTTATGCTACCGGAAGAGATCCATTCAATAAAATCCGTGTCATCTGGTGTTTGAACCTCAACCACTAAAGAATTAATATCGATGTTTACAGTTGAAATAAATGTCTTTGTTCTGTCTAAATTAAGAACTGCCGATATTTTATCGAACAATCTGCTTCCTTGGTGAACTTCAATTAAAGCATCACCGTTTTCGTCTGTTACATATGGTTGAAATGTATAAAAGGTAAAGGATCCACCAGACTCATCTCGACCTGTAAATCGATGATATCTGTTCAGTGTTTGACCAATTCCTGCTGCACGGAGTAGCACTGTGCTTTTTGCAGACTTTGCACCAGGCACCGTATATCCTAGAGGTTTTGCCAATGAAATGAGACTTGACAGTTTTTGCGCAGTGTCAAAAAACATCTCGTTTGCGATCATATTAGAATAAAAGGCATAATAAGTGGTATTATACGCCAGAATATCTAAAAGAGTTGATGCAGCAGAACCCTCGAAGTTATAGTCAGAAAAAACATCTTGGGTTTGAAGATACTGTTTGATGCTATCTTTGATATCATCAAACTCTAAATTTCCGATTTGAATTTGAGGATTTGCCATTATCTAACCTTTGTTATCTTTAAGTTGATTGTTTGTGGAACTGGTTCATCTGTGATCGTATTGACAATATAGTTTAATGTAATATCTAGGAAAAATGGCACACTGTCGTCTATTTTAACACTTTCAAATGTAACCCTAGGCTCATATATTTCTAATTGCTTTTGCATAGAATTGCCAAGTATTGCAACATCTGCATCGGTTAAAATTTCAAAAAGAAGATTATAAATACCAACACCAAATCCCGGTTTAAACGGTTTCTCTCCCGGACTAGTTAATATGATCGAAAGCACTGATTGCTGAATTGCTTGAAGATTTCTGGCAATCGATAGGTCTTTAGTGAATTTGTTTTTACCAAAATCTATGTCAATATCAGAGTATCTTGATTTAGTTTTCATGCCTTATATAGGTTCCTATTGGGGTAGACTTTCATAATCTTCCAAGTTAGTATATGAAGAATCTCTCGTCAACGAAACCTGCATATTATGAGTATTTGTTCCTATCAGGTGGGATACGGATTCTACGAGCCATTTACCGCTAGCAGATTTATCGAACTCATTTTGATTAAAATCAATTTCTTTTATTGAAATTTCAACTAAATTACCCGGCTTCAATGTAAAATCTCCGGGAAGTGACATCTGCGCTTTCATTGCATTGATAAGCGTCATTTGTGCGCTTCGTAGAAGTGGAGTCTTCTTTGGTGTATCCCAGAAGGTAGAATATGTTGACATGTATTCTTTGAATTTAGGATAGTCTTCTCCTACGCACGGACAATTACAACTGCTAGGATGATCGGGATTATCCCAGTCACATCCCATCCAACTCTCGCCAAGAGAGTTTTCTATTGAACCGCAGAATCCGTCTTTCAGTTCAGTCAGCAATTCTTCCAATTCATCGTCAGTCGGTTCTTCTGAAACGGGAAGATCTGCAATGTATTCTTTTGCTTCTTCGTATGATAAAAATGCATCTAGAGTCTCGAACGCAGAATTTACTACAACATATACACTGTCTTCTGGAGATGCGTTAAGACTCTCTACGGCATTTCCTATTGTTGTCCATATCAATTCAAATGGATTGAGCAATCCAAATATAGCGTCCCCTGCAATCGACCAATAATCAATCTGTTCTGATGCACTTGAACTTATTATGAATGCATCTCGTGGCTGAAGTTCTTTACATGGACAATTGCAGTGGGGATCACTTTCTGGACAAAGAGTGTTGTCAACTGGACCTTCGGGATTAGCACACTTGTAGTATCGCTTCTCTTCTTGGGTGATTGGTATTTCGTTCTTGTACCAAACCTCTTTGTGATTTTTCGTTAATTCTAAAAGTTCATTTGGTTCAATCATTGAACCCTCCTTCGCCCTGATCTAGAGGTGGTAATTGATCGCTCGCAGGGAATTTAATTCCACATTGACTTGCAGGGATTTCTCCGTTCTCTGGATCATTTAATCCACAGGAAATACCTTGATGCTCGCCGATCACGAATTGATTTACTGGTTGAGGAGACTCGAAGAGATAAATGTATTCATCATCTTGGTCGCGTGGAGATATATGCACCAAAGAAGATTTTTCTACGCGGAACAATCTAACAATAGTTCCCTTCAGAAGTTTTGTTTCCCCTAGTCGATCGTAGTTTCCATCTGCATCAAATTCGAATCCACCGGATGTAATGCTCTC